GGAGAAGGATATTCTTGACAGGACTTTTAATCTGACTGATTATTCCTCTGTAATTGATACGGGGGTTTTATGTCTGGTTTTCAAAAATACAAGGAATGTCCAGAGTGTTTTGGGACAGGTCGCGTTGAGCGCGAAGTCGGCGTAGCTGATTATGGCGCGTGGCGCGGCGGTGAGCTGCGGTTAGTTTCTGTCGATTGTGAGAACTGCGACGGGACTGGCAGTGTCGTTGACGATGGTTTTGACGACGAAAACTGGGAAGACTTCAACCCTATGGTGGCAGCACATGGGTATTGAGCCAAACTCTGCCGCCAGCGCATTGCGCGAAATGCACTCTATCATTGACGCTCGTGGCACAACTTACGGCGCGTCGAGAGACAACTTTCAACGCATTGCCGACTTGTGGACGACATTCAAGGGCGTCGAGTTTAGCCGCGAAGATGTTGCGGTGCTTTTTATGTTGACGAAAATTGCGCGTCTTGCGGAGACGCCGGGTCATAAAGATAGTTTGCTAGACATTGGCGGCTATGCGGCTCTGGCGATTGAAGCCGAGCAAGAGCCATTTGATCCCGAAAAAGAATTGCAAAAGTTGAGGGGGCGTAAATGATTTGCACAGCCTCGACCGACTATGCGCGTCACTACGATGATTTCGTTGACTGTGACTTCTGCGGTCAGGCCACACGGGGGCGCGTCTATCCGCAAACCCCCACCGCAGTTCATTGCGGGTCATGTGGTCGCATTATGGTCAACTACCCTTTGGGCAGTGACACTGTGAACCCGTCTTGCAAAACATCCTCCTCGCGGATGCGGCGATAGTGCTTGGCGGTGACGTTGCTACCGACTGCGTGACCGACTAGCTTTTGCACATGGTTTTCTGCAACGCCGCTATCCAGTAGAGAGTTGATGTAAAAACGCCGCAGCCCATGCCAACCAAATTTTGTGACGCCTGCTTTTTCGCAAGCTGGGTGCAAGCCGCGACTGCGCCAGTTGTCGTGACTGTCGAGCCGACCTTTCGTTGTCGGGAAGATGTAAACGCTTTTTGGCGCGATCTCTTTCCATTTAGCTAACGTCTGTTGCGCCTGTTGGCTCAGTCGCAAACGGCGAACTCCATTTTGCGTCTTCGTAGACTTGACCTCATAGCGATACGCCGCCCGCTGGACTGTGAGAACATCGCCCTCGATGTCACCCCACTCCAATGCACATAATTCGCCAACGCGAAGACCCGTCATCGCGGCGAGTTGAATGATTGGCTTGTACCTTTTTGACGCGGCTCCAATCACCAATGCCAATTCTTGGGCGGTGGGTGTGTAATCTTCGCGTCGCGGTTCAGTGGGCAGAGGGTCAACGTCGCGCACGGGGTTCGACTTCATGTCGCCCTTTTCGATTGCGAAGATGCAAATGCGGTTGAGTGTGCCAAGCACTTTGTTGGCGGTTTGACCTTTAAGTCGTCGGGCAAGTTCGGCTCGTATCTGCACGACCGTGGCGGCGTCAATTTCGCTCATCATAAACTTACGCAATGGCCTGTCCGACAAATGCACTTTGGTTAGGTGGTTATATATGTGTCCATCCAGTTCAACAAACCGACCGTGGCTGATTTTTCGTCCACTCAATCCGCGCCGACTGCGAACCACTTGCTCACGGCTTTCGTCGAGAAAAGCCTCGCAGATGTTTTCAAAGGTTCGGCTGTCACGAACAAAGACGCCTTGAGCCATGTCTTCATCGACGCTTTGTGCAAATGCTTTTTGTTCGGTCAGAGTGTTTCCTTTTGCAACGCGCAAAAGCGGTCGGTCATCCTCGTACCATAAGATATGGGGCTTACCTCGATGCTCAATCAACTGAACCCGATTGCCTGTCCAGTAGCGTTTCTTTTTTGCCGTGGACATTATTTAATTCTTTTTATTTTGAGTTCGGCGTCGCCTTTATAACCAGTCATAGTTTTCTCCTTTACTAACTCCGTTGTCGCCGGGGCAGCCAATCCTTCTCAAAAGCCGCCCCGACATCTATGAATATACGATGACTTATCATTCTTGTCTAGCATATTCTGACTAGCAGAGGAATAAATGTCAGGGTAAATGTCAGGGTAAATAGGCCAAAAAACGCAAAAAAGCCCTCGGTCGAAAAACCGAGGGCTTTGTTAAGTTGTTGAATTACAACGTATTTGTTGGTTGCGGGGGTAGGATTTGAACCTACGACCTTCAGGTTATGAGCCTTAAAATTTACCAATGTTTTCATCACCATAAATAACCTTGTCAGGGTAATGTCAGGGTAAACCTTCATTCCCTACTCGAATGTCAGGGTGATGTCAGGGTAGGTAGAAATCTCCTTTTTGGCAAACGTAAATTGTTTTTTAGCCTTTTATCTTGGTGATTGATTTGAGGCCAAAGCTGGCAGCTATCGAGGCGAGGATGCCATAAGACAACCAGTCTGGGCAGTCTTCCCGCAAGAACCTGAACCCGTCTGAGATGTACGGTTGCGCCGCCGGAATGAAGCAAGCCACGATCAGGCAAATGAACAAGACAGTCCAGAGTTCATCCTTAATGCTGTCCTGAGATGCCGACATTGCCTGACCTTCCCAATCGGCATCTGACTGCACTTTCTTGGTCTGAGCTTCGATCTTCGCCACTGCTAAAGCCTGTTTTGCTTTCGCCTTCTCTGCACGGTTACTCATCCACTGCCCGGCGAGTGAGGCAATCGGTTGTAACAAGTTAAGCATTATGGTTCTCCCGCTGATTGCGTTTCCAAAGTTGAAAATTAGTGCTGTTGGTTTTTCGCTCTTGCTTTCGAACAAGATTGTATCGACGCATTTTGTTTAAGCGTTGGTAGGGGTAAATCTTTTGCATCGCTGTGTAGCTAGTAACTCCAAATGGTCGGTCGAGCGAATGTCTTGCCGCCATCAAAGGTTTCGTTTTCCGTAAGGTCGTCAAGGTGAACGAAGCGACCGCCGCCCTTCTGCTGCACCCCAATACCTGTGAACCCCATCTGCGTCGCCATACGAATAAGCGCGTAGGCTCTGTCGTGGCTGACTGCTACATCAACTGCACGACCAGTGCTGTGCGAACCGGGGAGGTCTTTCGATGCTTCGATGGGATGGCTGGGGCTACGATATGCGCTGGTAATCCGCATCGGGCCAAACTTGTCGCGTAACGATTGTAGGCGGTGCATGAATGTCTCGCACATATATGCGTCGCCGCTGTGCGAACACTCCATCTCTTTACGACTAAAGTTGGGGAACTCGTTCCAATCTGGCTCAGTCATTTTCTCTCCGCAGATCAACTTCTTTCATCGCCCGCATGAGCGATAGCATTTCGCTTTCCTCAAACTCTTGCGGTTTGACGCGAGTTTTTTTAAGGGTGATTTTGGTGACAGGCCGAAAGGCAACTTTGCGTTGGTCAATGGCGCAGAAGGCCACGATGTCGCAATGGTCTGACGACAACAGCTTCTTGGACTTGCTGCCTCGGCTGGTCATAAACCTGTAGCTAGTGTCAATAGGGTGGCTGGCTGATTTGACTTCGATCCGATACGACTTTTCATTGTCGAAGCACACGATGTCAAAGCCTTCGTGTGGAACTTGGGCGGCAGCAAAACCAGCTTGCTCAATAGAGGCGGCAGTTATCAACTCACCGATACGACCAATTCTGAGGGCGTCGGGAACTTGGGGAAACACGCCAACACCTCATCGGTTGTAATACAGTGACCGGGTGTTTTTGCGGATGCGCTTAGGGCAGTGGTCGTCTGCGTAAATCTGGTGCGTTTTGCGAATGTTTTTTTCACATTGGTAGGTGCATCGACGGACATAGACGCTAGGTCGTCCATCCATATAAGCCATTGTGAAATTTTGTGTGATAAGCAGGCACAGTATTTCAGACATAAAGACTAGATATCACCATGATTGAGGCGGTCGCAGATAAGCCAACACCGATAAACACTTTAAGCATGATGTTTTGGACTTCTTCTATTTCTTTTCGGCGTCTTATTCTTTCTTGTTTATTTTTTTCTTCGCGTTCCTCGATGCGCTTTTTTCGCTCTGCCACGATGCTCTCATAAAAACCGTGACCAAAACGCAGATTGATTTCCAGCTTAAGACTCTGCATTTGCTCCTGCAAAATCCGATATTGGATCATCTCATCCGCAACATCTTTGAACCCGATTTTTGGCGCGTAACGCTCTTTGTTAAACTGGTCAAAGCCTTCAAAGATACTGGCAAGCTGCTGACCAATCTGCGCGGCATCCTGTACACTGTTTAAGTTTTCTTTGATAAATGCAATGCCAGAACGAGCCAAGGCCAACCCGGTGAGTGCTGTGCTAATCGGCTCCATTTCGACGCTCCTGAATAGCGTTCCATATTCTTATGCTTACTAAAACAAGGCCGCCGATCATTACGACCAACTCCACCCAAGCGGTCGCACTGACCACCCACATAGGCGCACTTATTGCCCCAGCGCCGATGGCTAGGTCTTGGACAGTCTTGCTTTCCATCATTAGTCACCAAGAGGGCTGGACTGGCTATCCATAAAAGTCTCAAAAGCAGACTTAACGCTATCCGTCCACACTGCTTTGCATACAGCCTGTATGCTTGCATCCTCACCAGAGATGTCTGTATCACCCCAAGTGTCACTAGACTTTGTGCGGCAATGCAAAACATGTCGGTGATAGGTGCGGCTGATTTCTACGCCGTCGTCTTTCACGACTGTCGCTGTACGAACTTGGACGTTCTTGTGTTCGCCCCTGACTTCGCAATCATATTGAAATTCTTTAGTTAGTGCCATTTTAATATCCTCAAGCTGTAGCTGTATATGTAATGCTGAACCAACATAAATTATGGTTATTTGTACCTGATAAATTTGATGTATTTATGCTTCCATTAATTGCCGACCTTGAATCTGTTGTAACATTATATCTAAATGATATCGTATCTGTGTTAGGGAAGCCGAGAACAGATTGTGGATTTACTGAGAGAAAATTTTGAGAATAGCCCACAGCCCCAGCGATAAATCCTCCACTGAGATTAGCGATATTAAATGGCAAACCAGAAACACGGATATCTCCCGTTCCCGTTGTAGTGATGCCACTCGTTTGAATGCCGCCATTTACTTGACACATTTTGCCAATTTTAACATACCGTCCAAACTGCAATGCATACCCAGCAACAACTAAATCTCCGCCCGTTGATGTATATGTTGGAGTCCACGAGCCAGTCTCAAAATCCGACAACGCGTTGGCGGCGGCTGTATCGCCATTGAAAGTAAGGCCACCCGTTCCAAGAATACGGACACGTTCATTGCCACTGGTATTGTAGAAAACGTGGTCAGCACCTGACACATAGTTTAATTGATTTGATGTTATACCAAAACCATACTGGCTACCAAAAAGACCTATGTGATTTGTAACGTCAGTTACACTTGACCCGACATCACTTCCCAAATCAAGTTTAGAGGTTGGTGATGGGTCGCCGATCCCAACCCGATTGTTCGTGCTGTCAACGACCAGCGTGTTGGTGTCAACGGTCAAATCGCCATTGATTGCAACTGCATCAACAGCCTGCGTCCCGGCGGCAAAGTCCTTGAGGTGGGA